ATGAACCCCAAGAAATTCAGGATGACCTCGGTCTTCAACATCTGCGCCGCCGACAGCAGCACAACCTGGTGGCACGGATGCGACGGGCTGAGTACGTCCATCGGTTCCCGCTGGTACGGCCGCGTGTGCCACTGGCCGCGCTCTGCCGACGCGCCGCCCGTAAGAACGCGATTCTGGTCAGCCCACTCGGACACCAGGATGTCGCGCGGCGGCAGCATCGCCGCGGCGCCGACTTCCGAAATGGAGAATGGCATCATAGACCGGCGTCCGTAACAGCCTTGCTCATCTTCCGGAGGATCGCCGCAATCTCATTGGTGAGTAGCTTATGGATCGCGCGCTCGTCGGATTCCATCGCCGCCAGCATTGGTGACATCCGGTCCGGGATGGCCATGAGGCTCTCCTTCACGATCGCGGAGAACGTCGACGCATACTCGGCAGCTCGCTCGGCACGGATCAGCTTGCCGGCCAGCTCCTCATACTCCAACTGCATCTTCCGCGCGGCGAAGTTCTCCTTGATTGCGCGGGCGCGAAGATAAGCATTGACCGGGTCGGCGCCCTGCTGTCCCGGCTCCGTTGCCGTTGTGGCTGGCGCCGGGGGAATCTGTACTGGCTTATTCGCAGCATGGGCGGCGGCACGCGCCAGCGTCTGGCCGGCAAACGTGTTCTTCGCCCACTCCCGCTCCGCGGTTGCCTGGTCGAGGCTGCCGTCCTCCAGCGTCGAGATGCGTTTAGTCTTGATGGCCTTCCGGACGCCGCCCTCGCTGCGGCCGGTGCGCCGGGCGAATTCGCGAGCCGAGATTCCGATCAAGCAGCCACCTCGGCCGGCTCGGTAAATGAACGCCCATCAACGGTTACCGCGTGCCCCCCGGTCAGTCCCTGCCAATGCCGTACAATCACGTCGCAATACTTCGGGTCCAGTTCGATCAGTCGCGCCTGACGCCCCGTCTTCTCGCAGGCCACCAAAGTGCTTCCACTGCCAGCAAATGTGTCCAGTACAACCGCGCCCATTTGGCTACTGTTCTCGATGGCCTTCTGCACCAGTTCCACGGGCTTCTTGGTGGGGTGGTCGACGTTCGCCATCGGCCGCTTGATCGGCCATACGTCCCCTTGGTTACGGTCGCCGCACCAGTAGTGGCTGGCCCCCTCCCGCCACCCGTACAGGATCGGCTCGTACATCCGCTGATAATCGGAACGGCCGAGGGTGAAGTGATGCTTGGCCCAGATGACAAATGTCGACCAATGGCCGCCGGCATCCACGAACGCTTTGTACAGCGTGTGAAGCTCCGACGACGACATACAAACGTAGATCGCGCCGCGGCACGATAACAGGATGTTCGATATCGCATCGAACAGGAAGTCGTAAAACTTCCCGCCGAGAGCATCATTTGCGATAGTAAGCTTCTTGGCTGTCTTGCCGACGTAATCCACTCCGTACGGGGGATCGGTCCATGCAAGATCAGCAAGGCTACCATCGAGCACACGTTTGAGGTCCTCGATATCGGTGGCATCCCCACATAAGAGGCGGTGCTTACCAAGGAGCCATAGATCCCCACGTTGCGTGCAGGGCGGTGTAGCGGAAGCGGCCGGCGCGGCGTCCTCGTTCTCGGACGTGACAGCGGGGTTCGGCTCGTCGACCTGCATCGCACGGAGTTCCTCGTCCGAGAATCCGATCAGGTCGAGCAGGCTGATCTGCTCCTCGCGCAGCGCCTCGATCTCGGTCCGCAGCATCTCCTCGTCCCAGCCCGCGTTGAGAGCTAGCTTGTTGTCCGCGATCACGAGCGCGCGCCGCTGCGCATCGGTAAGATGGTCCAGCACGATTACAGGAACCTCGGCCATGCCCAGCTTATGGGCTGCGGCGAGCCGGGCATGGCCTGCGATGACCACGTTCTGGCCGTCCACCAGGATCGGATTGGTCCAGCTGAACTCCTTGATGCTGGCGGCGACCTGCGCAACCTGTGCGTCGCTGTGAGTGCGACTGTTCCTGGCGTATGGGATCAGGCGATCGATAGGCCAATACTCGACTTTGAGTCCGGGGGTCATTGTTTGCCGTAGTGCGGCCGGAGGCCTCCATCCTTGTGCTTGATGGCACGCGAGTCCTGCGCCTTTGTGTTAATCGCCTGGTTCGGATCGATGCCGCGGCTGGCGGCCACAGCCGTGAACGATTCACCTGACGCGGCCAACGTTGGCTCTGTGCCGGTCAGCGCCCACATGCGCCGGAGGATCACGTCGCAGTAGCCAGGCGAGATCTCAGTGCCATGGCCCGCACGGTCGAGCGCATGCGCCGCGGCCATCGTGGTTCCGCTGCCCATGAACGGATCGAAGACCACGTCGCCGGGATCGGAGAACGCCTTCAGGAAGAACTCCACGAGCGCGCGGGGGTAGGGCGCCGAGTGAGTACCCTGGCTCGATTCGGTCTTGCACTCGACTACGTTGCTCGGGCGGGCCAGCCCCGTGGCGCGGGTAGCTTCCCTGCCTTCGCCGCAGCCCAGGAGACCGCTCCCGGATCGCGACTTCGGGTTGTCGGGCGAGTATACGATACAGTCGGCCGACTCGTGGCTTACCGCCTCCGGCCGGAACTTAATCTCCTGCTGCTTGCAGAAGTGAAACACCGGCTCCCACGCATTCTTGAAGCGATTACCCCAGCCGCCCGGCACTCCGTTGTCGGTCTTTCGCCAGCAGAACTCATCCACGAAGCGCCAGCCCCACTGCCGCTTGTGCGCCAGCACCAAGTCCTTGACGTACATGCTGCGCTCGCCATCCGCTGCGTGCTCTTTGATGTTCAGGAGGTAGGAACCGTCCGGCGCCAGGATCGACTCGATGCCGGCGGCCACAGCTTGGAACCATTCGACGTACTCGTCCGGTGGGATTGGCGTGAACCCGCTGCTCTCGTCGTACTTCCGCTGGCTCGCGTACGGTGGCGAAGTGATTACCAGGTTGGCGCGGGCGCCTGCCAGTGCCTTCTGGACAGCGGCGGTGTCTCGGCAGTCACCGCAGACCAGGACGTGCTTACCAATCGACCAGACGTCACCAGGCTGTGTAACCGGCGTGACTGGCGGCTCCGGAACCGTCTCCGCCGTATCCTCAGCGGCGGCCGGCACTGCTGACGCCGCGGCTTCGGGTGCCAGCAGTGCAGCAAGTTCGTCGTCCGAAAACCCAGTCACCTCAAGCAGTAAGACCTGGTCCTCACGGAGCGAGGCAAGCTCGGCGCGAAGCATCGCGTCGTCCCATCCGGCATTCATCGCCAGCTTGTTGTCGGCGATGACCAGGGCGCGGCGTTGAGTCTCGGTCAGATGCTCCAGGGCGATGACCGGCACCTCGGTCAAGCCAAGCTGCCGGGCGGCCAGGAGACGCGCGTGGCCCGCGATGAGCACGCCATCACGGCCGACGAGAACTGGATTGGTCCACCCAAATTCCTTGATGCTGGCCGCTACCTGGGCCACCTGCTCCGGCGAGTGGGTCCTCGAATTCCGCGCATACGGAATAAGGCGATCGACCGGCCAATACTCGACTCTGAGTCCGTTTAGCATTTAAGCTGCGATTCGTTCCAGCCACTTCTCGAAAGGCATCGCACCCTTCTTTGCGTTGCATTTCTTGCAGCAGATGACCAGATTGCTCATCGAGTGCGCGCCGCCGAGCGCCAGCGGAAAGCGATGGTCCACGGACTTGTTGTCCGCGCTCAGAAAGCATCCGCAGTAGGGGCAGATATCGGCCTCCCGGAATAGGCGGCCCAGTGCCTGACGAGTGACGGTTCCATCGGACTGCAATAGCGCCCGGCGGGCGCGCTTTTCGCGGTGCCGTATCTCTCCCCGCGGGTTAGCGTGCTTCTGAATCCGGCGATACTCTTTGGTATCGGACCAGGCGCAACCGTACCGAGCGTAGTCGCCCTCAATGCGCGCGTGGAGGCTTGCGATAGCCTCCTTACAGGCACCACAGACATACTTGCCGGCCGACTTATCGCTCCAAGGCCCCCAGGCCAAACAGCGAACGCACTTTACGTTCGTCTTGCGCCTGGCGTACCTGTCTCTGCGGCAGCGCGGGCATACCTGGATGTACTGAACATAGTTCGTGCGTGCTACTGTTCCCCACGCGCCGCGTGCTCCGCACTTCTTGCACTTGGTCCCGCCCCGCGATGACAGCCTCCAACCGTCAGGTAATATCGCCCGAGCGCCTATCTTGCTAATTATGAGAGGCTTAAGTCTCTGCATCCGGCGCTCGTGCGCCCGCAGGTCTCTATCCAATAATCGATTAAGCCACCAGTCCAGTTCCTTCGGGTCCGACCCCAGCCGAGCGTAGAACTCTCGCGCGTAATCGCTCGTATCTGGCGTACCGTCAACCAGTTGGCTCGTAAATGACAGTCTCCGATCCAAGTCGGTGCGTTCTGCGCACCTGGTTACAGGCACGCACTCCTGCAAAATCGCTACTTACTGGTTAAAGTTGGCCGCCGGGACACCCGATCGGCGCGGTTGGCAAACAGGACCCTGAAATTGTCGGGGGCTTGCCTCGACGATTTCATTTTGCCATCAGTGAGTAAGTGCTAATTGGTGCGGTTAGCACTTACTGCAAGGTCTTTTCACAGCACGAGCAGTTCGTGGTCGCCACTTTCCCACACGCGCTGGCGCACGGGAATGCTAAGGATGATGCAGCCCTGCGACGCGAACCCAGGGTGATGAATAGAGTCGGAGTGCATCAGGAAGCCGTCGCGGCCATACATCTCGTTCGAAGCGTCTGCATGCAGCGTCAGCACGTACGGGCCGTGCGTCGCCGAGTTATAGGGCGCGGGCGGGCCGATGGTATAGCGGCCCGGCGGTATCGGCCCTACGTTGTGCGTGGCCACGGCGGCGGGATTGTTCTTCCCGGCCGGAGGGTATCCACTGTACCCCCGTTCGATTAGTTCGCCGTCGTGGCGCAGCTCGCCCGTGCTTATTTCGTAGGAGAACATAAGACCTTCCTAAGGTAGCCAGCCGTCTCGGCTGGAAGGTGTGCACGCCAGTCCGTACCGTGCTGACGCAGCAGGACGCGCATGTTACCGCTGCCCCAATCGTAAGCAGCTAACGCCCGGTCGTACGCGCCGAACTGCGTTAGCAGAATCTTCATCAACGTGACGCCGCCCTCGACGTTAGCCCGCCAATCGTGGGCGTCCACGTGCAGCCACGCCGCCGTCGCCGGCATAAGCTGGAACAAACCAATTGCGCCTTCGGTCGACCGTACGTCTTGGTTAAATTCGGACTCGGCCTTGCACTGCCGTATCAGTAGATCGGCGTCAAGCTGATATGCTGCAGCGCGCGCCCGAATTAGTGCTTCGACTTCGTCACGGGATGGCTTCATTTTTTTGGCCTTGGCTATGGCGGCCCCAGTTGACTAGCAGCATCGAACGTGTTGCCGCACTTCGGGCACTTGACGTTCACCGCGCCGCCAGGCGATGCCGCGGGCGTCGATGCCCCCGGCGCGACCATTCCCGTCAGCCGCACTTCGTCCGAGGTACGAGGAATGGTGATGCCGTACATGAAGGACAGAATCCCCGAGAGCGCGTTGGAAAAGCACAGCAGCGCAATCCACACGCCGTTCTCGTAAGCTGGCTTGCGGAAGAACGACGTCACAGCCAGCAAGAGAAGGCAACCCGCGAGGAGCACGATCAGCAGGAAGGTCTTCCGGCTGTCGCGCAGTTCATCGAGGATTGCCTTGCCCTTACGTTTCATTTCGGACTCGTAGCGGGAGCGGCCGGCGCCGCAGCTTTCGGGATGCTAACCGAGATGTTGCACTTGTCGAAGTTGAAAACGATGCCCTGCAGCGTCCCGTAGAACCATAGATAGAAGCGCGAGCCGCCGGTAATCGGCGTCGGAAGGTTCGCGACCGCTTCTTTGAAGACCAGCGCCATCACGGCGGCCTTCGCGGGGGTCAATACCAGGTATGGAGTAATCGCGTGCATATGCTGTCTCTTACTTGAAGCGGTAGTCAATCCAGAGCGAAGCCTGCGGCGCGACGCCGGCCGAACTGACTTCCGCGATACGCACCTCGCCGAGCACGCTCACGCCCTTGCCTTTGATGGCCTTCAGAAACGGCAGCAGTCCGGGATCGACCTTGACGGCAAATCCACCGCCGACGCTGCCCAACGTGATGGTCGTCGGGACTATGCTATTGGTCGCGGTCGTGGTCGTCAGCGCGCCGCCCGCAATTGCGATCAGCATCGCGGAGCCATCGGCCGACGCCTTCATTTTGTAGCCCACGTCCTGGCGCACCGTAGCAGCGGACGGGCTGAACTCCAGGGTGCTGATCTCGCAGAACGTGGTCCAGCAGCCGCCGATGTGTACGGCGGGCAGATACGCAGGCATACTCGCGAAAGCGGGCGAACTGGAGTAGGGATTGAACTCGATACCGGTCCCTACGAACCACGAGGACG